CCTGTGGAACCGAAGTCCCACAGAACCAGTTATACACTGTTTGCCTTGTTACACCTGTACACTTAGCTACCACAGCTACAGGAATGTCCTGCGCAATGCAGAGCCTACCTAGACGAACACCCAACTTGTGTTTGCTCGCCTTGGCGTTTGCATCCTGTATCCGTAGGCTATATCCACCGCTCATTAGTCGTCATCTTCTTCGTCGTCGCCCCATTTGCTGACTACAGCGGCAATAGTACCGGTAGGTTCAACGGCAGTGGCTTTCTTGGACGGGCGCTTTACTGGTTCGGGAAGTTCTTCTTCCTCTTCGTCTTCATCAGCAGCGTCCAAGAACGATGGCTTCTTCGCCTTTGGCTCGGCTTGCGCTGCAAGCTTAACAGGTTCTTCTGCGGCAGCAGGCTTCACGATGTCAAAGCTAATTAGGCGGGTTGTAGCGGGGTTTTCTTGTGCCTTGGTGACACTCTCCAACTCCTCTAAGTCAATAAACCGGTCAGCAGTGAAGTTAAGCTCCATGGTCTCTGCGTCTAGGTTGTAGGCGATGGTGGTCACCACGCGGTCAGGCGCTGCACCGTTCGACACCAAGTGGCGGCAGTACTGCTCAAACGGGAGGGTGTTGCCCGTGCCCTTACCGAATAGCGACTTAGCTGGTATGTTGAACTGATACACGTCGCCGGACTCGTCACCGTCTAAGAACAACGCGACCTTGCGGCTGAAGCGACAGGCTTTACCCTTACCGTTCTTACCGGAGCCTTCTATGTTCTTAGGGCAGCTTGCGCAGTTAGCCGACTGGCGGTTAGATGCAGATGCTTCTGGCTTATCACCAAGGTTAGAGAAGCAGTCGGGTGCGGTGCCCTTAGCGTCAGGGTCATAGTCCTTCTCGTAGTAGCTACGACTAGGCTTCTCCAGCATAGCAAGGATGATGGCGTTGAACTCACCACGAATGGCTTTGCCCACCTGCTCACCATTTACGATACGCTTGAACGTGCCGTTGGTGTTGGTGGCGATACGATTGTAACCGCCCATGCTCGCAGCAATCTGCGTACCCATCTTGGATGGTGGCAGTGCTCCGGCAGTCATAGCGTTTGGGTTTTTAAAGATGGTCAAATTAGTCATTGTTTCTCTCACTTGGTTGTGGGTTTACGAACCGAAAGCACATACTTGGTATCTGCATTGAGGCCGACAGGCAGACTATCGGGGTTCTCCTCTAGGTAATTGCGCATGTTGCCATTGTGTATGCGCTGTTCGAGAAGATGCATAACATCGTTCTCCTTTAGAAACTTGTACATGGACTCCCAATCGCTGGTCCAGTAGCGGGTAGCAGCGCGCCTTGTTATCGTACCTTCTTTGGTACGTAGACTGTCCACGTTCTGCGTGTTGCAGACCTCAAGTAGCTTGGCGCTAACTAGGTCCATCTGCCCCTTAAGCTCTGCAATCTCGGCTTTGTGGGCTTCTTCTTTCTCCTGCACGACGTCACGTATCTTACGATAGACGCGAACAAGTTGGTCTACAGGTAGGTCTTCCATTTGCTTGCTCCTTCTTGGTTGTGATTGTGGTTTGTTATATTGTTAGCTACCACTAATCTTTGACAGTGTCAAATACTATATTTCCATAACTTCCTTATACAAGTCAATAAGTTTTTTGTGGTTGGTGATATTATTCTGAAGCATACTATACAGCCGCTCTTCCACCGGACTGCCCTTGATGTGCACGATGGTCATGGCGTTCTTCTGGCCGGGACGGTCGATACGGGCGTTAGCCTGCAAGTATGTTTCCACGCTGGTTACTGGCGCATACCAGATGATTGTATCTGCCTCTGTAAGTGTAAGGCCGTGGCTTGCGGCTTGTGGCTGGATGATTAGCACATGCGGGTCTTTACGGGTTTGGAACCGCTCGATGATGTCGCTGCGCTTATTCAATGACACCTTGCCGTTGATGACGCCGCATGAGATGCCTTCCTTCTCCAGCCTAGCGCGAAGTATCTCGATGGTGTGCGTAAACGGCACAAAGACCAACACCTTATTGCTGGCTTCCTCTATGACTTCGAGCACCACGTTGATGCGGTTAGACACGTCGAACTCCAGCACCTCACCAGTATCCGTATAGACCGCGCCTCCGCTTATCTGCAGTAGCTTGTTTATCTGCGTAGCTGCGTTGACTGCACTGACTTCCTCGCCGCCAGTCTCAATCAGCAGCTGGTCTTTGAGCATCTTATAGTACTTGCTCTGCTGCGTTGTCAGCGGTGCGTCACGCGACACATGCGTAACTTCGGGTAGGTCCAAGCAGTCTTTCTTCTCAAACCGGATGGCTGGCTGCAGTATGTTATGCACGTACTCAGCTGCGTGTGGCTTTGGGGCCCACTTAAAGTGCGTCACCTTATGCATGATAGAAGCTCGGAACTCGGTATAGTATTTAGGGCAACCTTCTGGGTTAACCAGCTTAGCTAACCCATACGCATCTATGGGAGACTGCGCAGCGGGCGTACCTGTCATCATCCAAAGCCGTGGGTCAGTGATGTTCACAATCTGACTGAAAATCTTCCAGCGGTTAGTCTGCACATTCTTATATGCGTTCGCCTCATCCACTACGATAAGGTCAAAGCCACCTGCGATTATCTCGTCTTTCACGATAGCTAGACCGTCGAAGTTAATGATGACAAACTCTGCCCCTGCTCGGATAATCTTTTTACGTTGCGGTGCAGCACCATGCGCAACACTACATGAGCGGTGCATAGCAAAGGTAAATAGGTCGCGCTGCCAAGCCGACTTCATGATCGACAATGGGCATAGCACCAGTACGCGCTTAATCTTACCCTTCTTCATTAGGTAGTCAGCCGTCCAGATGACGCTAGCCGTCTTGCCCGTACCCTGCTCGTTGAAACAGAAGGCGCGTTTGCGTATAGACAAGAACGAAGCTGTCTCTTTCTGGTGGTCGAACGGCGCGTACTTACCTGTCCACTTATAGTCGCGTAGCATGGGGGACGGCACGCCGTCATAACCCAGCTGAGCTAAGCGCGTAGCCTCGTGTAACCCCCAGTGTACTGCTACGGCTCCACCTTCAACCACGGCGCTCTTTGTAATGTATTGGGGTATAGTATGTGCGTTCGGCGCTGTAATTAACAGCGCCTTGTTATCAATTATCTGCACGGTTGCTCCTTCGTGGTTACTTCTTACGTTCTCGTTTGCTGCGCTCCGACACGAGGTTACCCTTCTTATCACGGAGAAACGAGCGGTTGGTTGTCTTACTTTCTACGCGCAATCCTGTCTTGTTGTTGCCGCCTTTGTCAAATGCTTTTACGTGGGCAACGTCTTTACCATCACCCTTATGCACCTTACCGGCCTTCATCATCTTGGCACGGGCCGCATTGCGCGAAGCACGGTTCTTCTTCTGCTCTGGGCGAGCGTGATATTTATCGTACTCGGCTTTGTAATCTCTTGCCATCAATGCCTCCGTGGTTTCCAATGCTCGCAGCTTTTAACTGGGCACCAACCACACAACGGGCTGGTCTTTGCGTTCCATACACCATTATCCATGCTGGCCTCAAGCTGTTCTAGCTGGTTATCAAACACAGATAGGTACGTAGCCAAGTGCTCACGCTTGTGAGTCTTCTTAGGAAACTCGTTGCTGACTACAAATGCCAGCCCCGACTTAACCTTGGTTATCTCTGGGTAGTGCACGAACACCGCGCCAGCCATCAGGTCCAGCTGCTTCATGTCCGCATACTTGGCGTTCTTACCTGTCTTATAGTCTACCATGTGGGCAGTTGTGTCGTTCGTGATTAGCAAATCGACGATGCCGCGCCACCATACGTCCTTATCGAAGAAGCCGCATGGCTCGTAACCAGTATCCGTTTTCTTTACGCCTAGCTTCAGCTCGGTGTGCTTCTCGCCTGGAAACTGGGCCAGAACTTCCACGACAGGGCGCATGATGCTGAACTTCTCCGGTATAGGAGTGCCGTGTTTGATGTAATGCTCGGCTGCTTCGTGCGCGTTGGTCCCATAGATAGCTGCCTCACCGGGGTCGTCCTTTACGTCCTTAATCACCTTGAGGTGAAAGTACTTCTTCGGACACTGGTCGAAGGTCTTAATGCTACTATAGGACCACGCTGTCATGTTATCTGATTTTCCCTTGGAGACGGTCAGCCACTAACGTAGCATATCCGGCTATATCGGTCCAGCTATCCGCATGATTTGGATTGCCATTTACAATACGGCTTATCTTAGTCGCAATCATATCCAGTGCCTGTAACTGGTCGGGATACAGATGCACTTCGTTGCGGGCTACCGCATTATGCATGATACCCTTAATCCTGATAACCGTGTCCGCAGATTGCATGAACGAACCGTATTGCTCCGCCCTTGTATCTAACACCTTATCCATCCCGCTAACTTCGGGTTCGGGTTTTGGTTTGCCCTTACCTTGCGATAGGGACTCAAGAAAATCAGAAGACACCTTAAGGGTGGTAGTCTTTATCTCTTTCACTGTTTCACCCGCTGCTTTCTCCAAATCCCTCTTCAACTTCCATGCGTAGTTGTAGCTTACAGCTACACGTTCGGTAATCTCCTTGGGCGAATAACCCTTCTTCAGTAGTTTTATGATTGTCGCTGCTTTATTTGTCTTACTCATTTCACTTGCTCCTTCATTTAAGATTGCCGCCGCTCTGCAAGATGTCACCACCAAACACATACGTGCCTATATGGTTTAACTTGATGAACGGGTGGGCGTGTATTTTGCCACCATGGTTGCGCCACAGTTCACAAAAATGGTAATCTTCGCTTAGTAATGCACCGCTGTCGTCGATGCTGGTAGCGAAAAACTCGTGGGTTAGTGGCTTATCATACTCCCCTGTCTCTGGGTTTTGGAACGATGATACACGGTAGGTAGGTACGTGAGGTATTAACTCCTCGAATACCCCCCGCTTGATGAGCATGAAGCCTGTACCGCCATGGCGGACTTCGATGCAGCCTGTCTCGTCTGTGTGCGTATCGCTATCGCCTACCATGTTGAACACGAATGCTCCGGCATGGTTCTCAAGGTCTGGCTTACCTGCAAGGGCAGCGCGGTTGACGCTATCCCAGTTCACTTCCTTCTTAGGGTAGATACCGCATGCGATGTCCTTGTCGGCCAGCATGAGGTGCGCGATGGCCTCACTGTCGAAGCCAATGTCAGCGTCGATGAACATGAGGTAGTCATGGTCGCTAGCCAGAAACACACGAGCCAACTCGTTACGTGCACGGGTGATAAGGCTCTCGTTCATAATCTGGCACCACGCTATGTTGACACCAATCTCGCGCATCTTGTTCATGGTCATAAGTAGACCTTGCACATAGTGTCCTGTGCACATGCCACCGTACATCGGGGTGGCAATCATAATGCTTGGTCGTTTCTCTTCAGTCATTTGCTTTCGCTCTCTTTAGTTTGTGGTAGCGGCCCTCTACGGAGGCAATCGTAAGCCCCATTCGTTCGGCTATGTACGCCGCCCTCAGGCCATGCTCGTAATACTTCAGCAATTCGGCATCCATATCTGGCGTCCATATTCGTCTAGACCGTTTTACTATTGGCACTACTTACTCCTTTTAAACCGACCACGCTCGTCGCGGTCAGTCAGCCTGTGTAGTTCCTTATTCAGCCGCTCGTTCTCACGCTTGATGGTGAGCATCTCACCGTTCGCGCTGCCTTTGCCCAATATGTATCCAAACAGGGGCAGCGTAATAAAAACTGCTACTAATACTAAAACTTCCATTTCTACTCTCCTTACCTGCTTAATATCTTAACCAAGGCACGAACAGAGAAGTTGTGGTCCCTGTAACCCTTAAGAATATCTGCCGCTTGTATTTCGTTACCCTCTTCCATTGCTTCCGCAGCTAATAATGCTCGTGCCTCTAGTAGCAGTGGGTCTACGTTAAGGTCTGGATAACGAAGTAGTGCGGCTTCTTTCCACATCGTGAGTGTGGTAACCTCCGCTTCGAGTGTCTTGATAAGCGGACTAAACAAGTCTAGCTGCAGTGTTGATTGTGGTTTTGCCTGTGGCAACTTTTCGCACTCTTCTTTCTTGTACTTTACGGAGTACGCACTGTGTGTCGTAATCCGACCCGATGGACCCTCCTCGCGCTTTTTACCTGTCACGAATACTAGGTTCTTAGCCGCCATCGAACTCACCGCATGTGATATGTTGTCTATCGTGTGGTGAGGCATAAGGTCAGCTAGCTCCTTAGTCGTGCTGTTGGGGTACAGCCCCAGCATATTAAAAACTTCTTCTTTCCGAGTGTTCGGACGTATTTTAGACATGATATTCATGGTATTGCTCCTTCTTTGGTTACTACTTACTTAAAATTTTCCTGCTCCGCTGGAGCAGTGAGAACACTGGGTCCATGTCGGTGCTCAACGAGCCGACAGTTAACTGCTGCTTCGTGTGCTGCAATGACTGTGTAAGATGACGCTCGTACTCATCTTCTTCCTTCTCCTTCGCACGGCGCTCGTCACCGTTAAGCATTTCGTCCATAATCTGCTCATGGACTTCAGCCATACGAATATCGCGTATCTTTGCCTTAAGTGCAGCTATGTCAGCCTCACTTCCGTAAGAGTTTATAGCGCTCATGTGGTTATACCACCGGTCATGGTACGATGGGTCTTTAAGCCTAAACTCCTCTGGATGACTCTCCATCCGTGCAAGTAGCAGCTTGACTGCGTCGTGCGGTTCACCCTCCATAACTTGCTCCTATCTTGCTCTCACAGTTCAAGGGTAATCCCAGTGCCCACTTAGGACGTATGCGCATACATTGCTCGACGAAGGTCCGACCTGCGTCTGCTTCATCAATCTTAACCAGCGCGCCGACAGCGTCATGCACGGTCATCACCACGCGATACTTACGTGCAATCATCAGCATCTGTTCGCCGATAATGATACGGGCCAAGGCTTGGCAGACGTTCTCTATGAGTTTCCCGCCGTATATATACGTAGGTAGTGTAGCCCGACCCTTCTTGACGTCGTAGATGATTTCATCTTTGTACGTCGCAATGTTCCGCTGCTTGCGTAGGTTATCGTACCTTAAGTACATGCCATTTGGCAGCTTTACCCCAAACATATCGACTAGCAGGGCTTCATGCTCACCAAGCGGTGTAGTCTGAGTATTTATAAGCGCCTCAAGAGCCTTGTCCCCCTGCGCCCACAGTAGTGGTATCTGGCTAAACTGGTCCCTGTACTTATACACAATATGTGCGCAGGTTTTTGAGTCCAACTCTACACCGAAGGTCTTTAGCTGCGCTTGGAACTTCGACTACCCATGCCGTAGCCACAGCCAAGGATGGTGGTCTTACCCACGAACCTCTGGTCATCCGTCACCTTGTCAATAGGTACTTCATATATAGACGATGCCATAATCTTATAGACATCCTCACCCTTATCGAAGGCGTCCACCAAGTCGTCTTGCCCAGCTAACCACGCAAGGGTACGCGCTTCAATCTGCGATGAGTCACAGTCGATAAACACATAGCCTTCTGGTGCCAGCATAGACTTCTTGAGTGGTGACTTGCGTGGTAGGTTTTGCAGGTTCACCTTGTCGTCCCCGCCCCACCTGCCTGTATGGGCTGCGTAGTAACGTAGTGGAACTGGTAGTAACCCCCGATCAGCAATAGCTATAAACCGCTCGGTCCGCGTTTCCTCCAATGTAGACTTCACGCCGAGTCGCGCAGCTACAGCCGCTTGCACTCGTGGGTCGGGATGCTCCAGCAGTGCTTTAAACGCTTCATCACTCTTGGCGAAGGCAAATGCTTCCTTACCCGTCTTCGGGCTTACCTTCGTAGGCGGTACTACACCCATAGTTTGCAGTAGCTCGGCCATCTTGGGGTTGGACATCAACGCATCTTTGTCCGCTGCGACTGCTTCCATCAGCTTAGCTTTTTTGCTCCTCACATTAGACATGTGGTTTGTGAGGACTTGTTTGTCTAAGACCAGCACCGGCTCGGTGAACATTCTGATAGTAAGGTCAATCAACCGCAGCTCGGACACGGGCATGAGCGGAGCCAGAACCTCAAACAACTTATACGTAAGCTCTACGTCGTTAATGCAGTACTCACCATAACGGGCCATATCCTCGTCAGTGAAGTCCAGCCGCCGCTTACCTAGCGCGTTGATAACCTCGTCGCCCTTCTCACCCAGACCATAGCGCTCAACTGCTTTAGCTAGGCTGTTACCAGCATGCGGTCCATCAATAGCACGGAGCATAGACAGGGTGTCAGCAATGCGCTTGGGCCGAATGTCGTAACGCCAGTTAAGGATTGCCATGTCGAACATAGCGTTATGAGCCACAGCTACGCTGTTATCCCAGTCCCACTGTTGTAGCCACCGCTTGGTTTGCGCATTGGTGCCACTGAACCACACCGTCTCTTCTTCGTTGCGCTTTACAGCAACACCGATGGTCTCGAACTGCGGGTCACGGATATACTCTTCCGTCGTCATCTTAGAGAGCGAGAAGGCACGGTCGTAGTAGGTTTCAAAATCCAAAACCAAAATATCCATCACCCTATCCTTGTGACGTGGACGGTGTCGCCCTTGGTGCGGGTTATATAATGACGGTCCGACCGCTCGTTCTGGTTATGTGCAGCCCTGCGGATAAGGTCTTTGTCCCGCTCCGTTGGTGTATCAAATATCTTAACGTCGCCCACCTTCATATTGTTAAGGCCGTACTTGGACTTCCGCGCTTCAGAACCTAATGTCATCTTCACTCCAATCATAAATGTCCCAGCCGAAGTTATCTTGCAGGAACTGCCTTAGTGTCATTTTCTTTCCTCTCATCCGCCAAACTCTCATACGCGACTATGGTTCTAACATCCAAAGTGGCAATCGCTTGGCGATAAGCCTCAAAGATGCGCTTACCTGTCTCGATCTGCTCGGCACCAGACACCTCAATGATCGCACCATTCAAGGCATGAAATGCCATAGCCTTCATAAGCTCCGCGCCGCGTTCCATGCTTTCATAATCCGTCATTTGCTTTCCTATTTCGCTTGCAGCATCATTGTTAACGACACGCCGCCCCGCCACACTTGTAGTGAGAACATGATTGCCGCATCGCCGTTGTCAAAGAGCGTCGTCATTATCCGAAACGAAAACACTTTCGGTAAATGCAAATGCACTACAGACTTTAGGTTATTCATTGCCCCCGCTCCTGCACTGCCTTCTCCAGCATCCGCTTCTCGAAGAACTTGAACAGTGCGTCGCGTAGTGCAGTGGAACCTTCTTTTGCGTTGGCATTCCACTTGCGCTCGGAGTCGCTGTTTATCCCACTAGGTGCAGTCTTCTGGCTGACGTATATAGCTTGCGCTACCTTGGCTTTGTGGTTGCCCACATCCTTACGCAACTGCACAATGCGCCTCACATCCACACCGTAGTAAGACGCGATAAACTTATCGTCAGTTATGTAGCCAATCGTACGGATAATATCTTGGTCCGTCTGGCCTCGGCCTTTAATCTTGGTCATGCTTGTGCTCCTTCATCTTGCGCACCAGTCCGCGCACCATGTCCCAGTTCTCATCATTGGCTACTACAGCTACGCCGTTACACCGACGTATCGCTTCAATCTCACGCACTTGTAGTGCGGTCGGCTTGTTAGTCCCTGCCTTGACCTCGATGGCCAAGAAGTAACCGTTCACACAGCATATTATGTCAGGGACACCGCTACGGCCAAAGCCGTGGGTTGCGGGGAAGAAGTAGTAAACTCCTTCCTCCTTCAACACCTTAACGATTTTTTCTTTGACTCTTTTTTCTGGCGTTGACGCCATGTCGTTTGCTCCTTCTTATGAGTGTTTATCCCTCTCAGGATTATACGTCAACATAAAAGTTTCTAGTGCTTCACGCATAAGTATGTGAGACTTGCCCGCCTGCCTGTACTGCTCAAGTAACTGCTTAGGTATGCGTATGCTTACTGCTACCATCCTGTCTTCACCCAACGGTGGTCTACCTAATCGTGCCATTTATGCCTCCGAATTGTATAAGATAAAGAAAGTGTCCACGTCGGTGCGTACGCCTACGTCGTTAATCAACGTGTCCTTCTCGGTCATCTTGAGTAGGCCGAGCGCCATCTTCACTTGGTCAGGCATGGACTCCAGACTGCATGCGTATGCTTCTTTACCCACCGGCTGCACGATAAAGTCTCGTGGACGCTCAACCACCACCCAGTGTGGGCTGCTTGCAAACACCTTGGCTGCTTCTGCGTTATCACGTAGCTCAAAGAATTTTTCTTTGGTTTCGTCCACAGAAGAGTTACCCGTCGGGACGGCCATAAACGCGTCCCATTGCGATGATAGAAAGTCTAACGCTGGCATTGCCAGCATCTCCACTGCACGGGTGTGAAGCTGTCTAGCCCTGTAGCTGGCGCTTTGTGCGGAGCTATTGCTCGCCTTGTACTTGGCATCTGCTATCTCTGCGACTGTGTGTGGGTAGACATTCTTGAGTATAACTGCGGTTATGTCCTTGAGGTTCTTGCGGTTCGTCCATAGCCCACGCTCACGCGCTGCAATAAGGCGGTGGTTCTTAACTGCGTACACATGCCCGTTGCCTTTGAACTCCTTGTCTATGCTGGCCAGCTTCTCCCCGTTGTCGTAGATGTCAAAGGATGAGTGGAGTATATCGTTTATCTCGCCGCTGTGGTTAACCGTGGTTACGAACCGTTAGGTTGAACTCAACCTAACGTCCAAAGCGGGCAAAGTCAACAAGAAAATGCAAAGTGGGCAAAATAACACAAAGTTATGGTGCGGGGAAAAAACAATAACTTTAGTTTCCCTTTAAATTCAAGGGTTTAAGTGCCTAATGTGGAAAGTTAGAAAGTTATTGGGGTTTGGAGCCGGATTTCGATTTTTGACAGTGCGCATCTGTCGTCGCCCTTCTATGCAGTGCGAAGGGCAAAAAGTGCCGGGCTCTCTTTTTTCCTAATAACATAATAACTTTAAAACTATACTATACTACTACCCCCAAAAAATCCCACGTTTCTGCGCCTCTCCAGCCATCCCCGTTTTGTAAGAAAACTAATGAGGGTTTTCCTACATTCTACAAAGCCTACTTTGCAAGCTCATCCCCATGCAGACCCAAACCTATTGACATGAGCTACTTTATGTGCTACATTAAAAAGAAAAAACAACGGACAACAGGAGCAAGTCCCGTGAAGCCAGTCAAACCACATTATTTCGATGTAACCTCGGTTACAGACATTGAAGAGCTAACCCAGTGCTACGGCGCGCACCAAGCGTGGACGATAGCAGTCACCCAGTTACGTCGTCGTGAGGCAGCTGCCCACGACCGTATGAAGAAGCAGTATCTACGACTGATGCTGTTAAACGCAGAGACGCAGCTAAAGCTGCACAACCAAGAAGGAAACAAGCCATGATGGAGTTCATGCACTACGACGATATAACTGACGTTATCGAAGACGACCTTGATTGCCTGTCCCTCGAAGCACTCTTCGCAGAGTTGCTCATCGAAGACGAGATGGGGGTAGCACAATGAACAAAGGAAAAACACAGGTGCTGTGCACCCAGTGCTACGACCCGTTCAGTGTCGAACGGTTCCGCTTAGGCTACACTACGTGCCTAGCCTGCGGCGACACCGCTGCGCGGTCTGTCGTGTTCACGACTGCACCAATCAACAAGAGCAACTACATGCTGATTACTAACGTAACCGAGCTATCACAACTCAACCCGAAGAGGACGGTGTAACCATGAACACACTACTACACACAGCAGCCGAGATATTTTTTCTGTCCGTGTTTATCTTCACCATCTGGGCGATACACGACACATTCAAGGGGAAGTAAAATGACATTCGAAGAGAAACAAGCACTGCGCGAGATGCGCGACGACATGGTCGATGAGCACGACAAGAGCCTGATTAAGAAAGCACTCAACTATATCTACGACGTCGAGCGCAAGCTGGCAGCGATACGGGTGTTTGCAAAGGCCATCGACGCCGAGTCCAAGACCAAGGGAGAAGAATAATGCTAACCGCAGTTAAGAGCTGGCTGACGTTCCACTTGGTTAAGCTAGCAGCCCAGCTGGACG